AGTGAGAAGATGGGAAGATTTCACAGGACAAAAAGCAATTTTAATAAAAGGAGATAATTAAATGAAATTATATAGTAATGAAATAGTATTCAGAGGGCATCCTGATAAAGTCTGCGACCAAATCAGCGATGCTCTTTTAGATGCATACCTAAAAGAAGATAAGAAATCAAGATGTGGAATTGAAGTAATGGGTGGCAAAGGAAAAATATTCATAACAGGAGAAGTAACATCAAACGCAAATGTAGATGTAGAAAAAGTAGTAAAAAGAGTCCTAGCAGATATAGGATACTCAACTAATTATGAAATTATAAATAACCTAGGAAAACAAAGCCAAGATATAGCATTAGGAACAAATGATGATATCGGTGGAGCTGGTGACCAAGGAATGATGTTTGGATATGCTTGTAATGATACAGAAGAAATGCTGCCAACAGCAATGGTAATTTTACAATCATTGAGTGTTATGTATGACAAACTTCGACAAAATGATACAAGATTTTTGCCAGATGGAAAAGCACAGATTACAGGGTACTACAATGATGAAATGAAATTACAAAAAATAAAAACATTTACAATTTCATATAACAATACAGAAAAAGAAAGACCAGAAACAGATAGAATAATAAAAGAAATATGCTATAACATTTGTAAATATTTCAATATAGAAGTAGAAGAATATTTGATAAATCCAACAGGCAAATTCTTGATAGGTGGATTTGAAGGAGATGCAGGACTAACAGGAAGGAAAATAGTAGTAGACAATTATCAATCATTTGCAAATGTTGGTGGTGGAGCTTTTAGTGGTAAAGATCCAACAAAAGTAGATAGAAGTGGAGCTTATAAAGCAAGAGAAATAGCAAAGAGATATTTAAAAGAATTTAATTTGAAATGGTGTGAAGTTCAAATAAGTTATGCAATAGGAATAGAAAGGCCACTAGCAATATATATAGATAGCGATATAGGATTTATCAATCCAACTGAAATGCTATATGCAGAATGTACACCAAGAAGAATCATAAAAGATATGAAACTGCTAGAAACCACTTATGAAGAAAAAGCAAGATATGGACATTTTATAAAAGGAAGTGAAAGAATGAAAACAATTATTGATAGCATAGAAATACCAGATAGTATGAAAGCTAAACTGAAAAGTTTAGGACTAAAAGATGAAGAAATAAACAATGAAACAGCCGTAATAGTATCGTTATATCAACAAGCTATAAAAGGAAATGTTAGTGCAATAAAAACTATCAATAAAATGTTTGTTTCTACAAATGACCAGAATGAAGAAAAAGAGAAAGATATATCGAAAGATGTCGAAAAAGAAGAAAAAAGATTACTAAAAATAATAAGTAACTTATCGAAAGAACAAATAGATGCCAACAAAGATTTTATACATAACCTAGCATTTATGTCAGTTACATTAAAAAATCTATCAAATGACATAGCCAAAAATGGGGTAAAAGAAAAATATAAAAATGGTGCGAATCAATGGGGGTACAAAGATAGAACAGAAGTAAAAACATACAATAATATGTTTAAGAATTATCAATCAGCAATGAAACAATTCAATGAATTACTTATTCTAAATAACATAAGCGTAAGTGATGAGTTTGATAGTTTTGGAGATGAAGAATAATGACATATATTGAAGAATACTATCAATTTTTATTAGACAATCCAGATATGGCTTGTAAAAAAGTATTAAGGATATATAAAAAATTAGTAGATGATTTAAAGAAACCGAGAAAGGTTTCTTTTTTTAATGAAATAACTGAAGAAAGAGAAACGCATATATTTGTATTTGATGAGAAAAAAGGAAACAAACCGATAGAATTTATTGAGAAATTTTGCAAACACTCAAAAGGAAAATGGGCAGGAAAACCTGTAAGATTAGAGTTGTTCCAGAAAGCATTTATTCAAGCTCTATATGGTTTTGTAGATCAAGAAACAGGAATAAGAAAATACAAAAAAGGTGCATTGTTTATTGGAAGAAAAAACGGAAAATCAACAATGGACTCTGGACTTGCCAACTATATGCTAACAAAAGATGGAGAAGGTGGTGCAGAAATATATTCTGTAGCTACTAAAAAAGACCAAGCAAAAGTAGTATGGGAAGAAGCAAAAAGAATGATAAAGAAATCACCTGCATTAAACAAAAGAATCCGTTGTTTAGTTGGTGGAATTTTCTATGATGAAACAGAATCATTTTTAAAAGCACTTGCAAGTGATAGTAACTCACTAGATGGATTAAATGCACATTTTGTAATATGCGATGAAGTTCATGCATGGAAGGACAAAAACTTGCTAGATGTAATGTATGACTCAATGTCAGCCAGAGAACAACCAATGTTATTAGAAACATCTACAATGGGAACTATAAGAGAATCAGTATTCGACAATGAATATGAATACTTTGAACAAATAATAGAAGGAACAATAGAAGATGAAACAGTACTACCTGTAATATATGAATTAGATAGCCCAAGCGAATGGCAAGATGAGAAAAAATGGTACAAAGCAAATCCAGGACTAGGAACAATAAAAAATATAAAAGATTTAAGGGATAAAGTAAACAGAGCAAAAAATAATCCAACTGAATTAGTAAATTTATTGTGTAAAGATTTCAATGTTAGACAAAACGACCAAGATAAGTGGTTAAGTTTTGATATAGCAAACAATGAAGAAACTTTTGAAATGGAAGAATTGCAAGATACCTATGCAATAGGTGGAGTCGACTTATCAAGTACAACGGACTTAACCTGTGCAACATTGCTAGTTATAAAAAACAGAAAGAAATATGTAGTTCAACAATATTTTATACCAAGCGAAAGGCTAGAATTTAAGATAAAAGATGACAAGATACCATACGATAAATGGGAAAAAAGAGGACTAGTTACAATCTGCGAAGGTGCAAAAGTTAATTATAGCGATGTGACACAATGGTTCATAAAAATGCACAATGAATACGACATATCAGCACTATGGATAGGATATGATCCTTGGAACACACAATATTGGGTGGAAGAAATGAAAGAACAAGGATTTGAAATATATGAAGTTCGTCAAGGTGCAAAGACAATGTCAAATCCAATGAAACAATTAGAAGCGGATTTAATTGAAAAGAATGTAAATTACAATAACAATCCAGTTTTGAAATGGTGCTTGTGCAATACAGCAGTTAAAAGAGATGAAAATGATAATATACGACCAATAAAAGGTCAAAAACAAAGAGCAAGAATAGATGGAGCAGTAAGCTTGGTAATAGCTTATTGTGTTTTATACGAAAAGATGAATGATTATCTAGCCCTACAGGAGGAATAAGATGAAAAAGGAAAAAAGAAATTTATTCAAGATGTTTTTTAATAACAAGAAACAAATGCAAAACATAACCAAAACACAATTGCAAATGTTAAATAGCTATGAAGCAACATTTACAACACTAGGAGATAATACATACGATAGCAAAGTAGCAAGACAATGTATAGATAGAATTGCAACACATTGTGCAAAACTAATACCAAGACATATACAAGAGTCAATAAGCAATGTGAAAAAGGGAGAAATAAACTTTATGTTGCAGGAACAACCAAATCCAATTATGAGTAGATTTGATTTTATTTATAAATTAATAAGTCAATTATATTCAGACTGCAATGCTTTTGTGTATATAGCAAAGGACAATAAAGGATTTATAACAGGTTTTTATCCTGTACTTGCAGAAAGATATGAATTGCTACAAGATAAAACAGGAACAATATACTTGCAGTTTAAATTTGTGAATGGACAAACCTATGTTATTCCATATTTAGAACTAATACATTTAAGACTTTTTTATAACAAACACGATGTATTCGGTACTAAAAACAAAGTTTTAAAAACAGATTTAGAAACAGCACATACTGCTTCTGAAGGAATAAAAAATGCAATAAAAACATCAAACAATTTAAAAGGAATTTTGAAATACTCAAATTCAATGCTAAAAGAAAAAGATATAAAAGCAAGTAAAGATGCTTTTGTAAAAGACTTTTTGAATTTAGAAAATGAAAGTGGAATTGCAGCAGTAGATGGCAAAGCAGAGTTCCAGGAAGTGAACCTGAATCCAATAACATTAGATAAAGAACAATTAAAGCAAGTAAATAATAACATATTTGATTATTTTGGAATATCAGAAGAAATAATAAGAAATAAATATACACCAGAAGAATGGAATGCATTTTTTGAAGGTGTAATAGAACCAAGAGCAATT